CATGCTGCATACAGATCAATCAGCAGCTGCTCTCTTGTCAACTTCATTGCCATATCGTCCTCTTGGGGTGCTTCATCGGGGTGTCCTCTCGTTGTTCTTATTGTTGTGCTGCACATGGTAAATGCTGAACAGCCCTCGCCGTAAAACCATAGCGCCGGTTGTTGTTGTTCGCTGGATTCACACCACCCGAATTGAAGTTCAAGTTGTATGCGTTCGTCGCCGATATGTAAGACGAACTCCAATAGTTGCCGTTCGAACCACGGTTGTTGAGCGAAGTACCATTGTAGTTGCCCGAAGCCGGGAAGAAAATATCCAACCTAACGATCACCACCTTTCGGACCCGTCTCCAGCAGAATCCTTGCACGTTGGAAGCCACTGGCGGTCGCTGTTTTCTTTCCTGCCGCTGCTCCGTTTGCAGCAGCCTGACGGATGACCTATGTAATTGCCCTGAACAGCCCGATTGTGCCAATAAGATTAAACAACGATATTTCTATAATAGTTCAGCGGCCAACTCTTTGAGCTCGCTGATAAATTCCACGTTTTCGGCCGAGGATTTCTTCTCGACAGGATAGGACAGCAGGCGCTGAACGATGGCGAATGCTCCGCCGCGAGGTTTCGCGTCCTTACCTTTGCCGCCCTTCTTCTCGTCGGGCTCATACATTTCCAGCTTCTGCTTCCATTCGTTGAATGCTGCAAATAGCTCCTCGTATTTCTCGTCGCCCTTTAGTGGCATGTTAATAGTCACCTCCAGATCGTCACCACCCTCCATCGGGCGCACGCTCTGATACTCGGGGATATACTTCGACAGACTCTCGACGGGAAATCCCGACATGGCATACTCGCCAGTCTTCTTGCCGACGTAGCGCTTAGCCGATAGCATTTTGTCGTCGCCGCGCTGCTTCTGGAACTCCTCAGTGCAGACGAAATTCTTGACGAGCCACAGACTCCATTCATAAACTCGATAGAATTTACCCTCGCGGTGTAGTATCACTTTATTCCAGGAAGTGTGGTCCTGGCGTTGCTTCTCGTATTCGAGAGCGGGAACTATTAACATGGTTTTTGATGATTTTTTATTGGATTAAAATAAATAATTATTATTGTGAAGCCCCGACACGAAAGTGTCGGAACCTGCGAGAGAGATTCATTTTTACTCTTCGCGCCACGGCGCGGCTTGTGGCCGCGCCTGGTTTGTGGCGCAAAGCGCAAAAATGAGTAGGGCAATTTACTGAACAGCCCTCGCCGTAAAACCATAGCGCCGGTTGTAGTTGAGCGCTGGATGCACACTACTCGAATTGAAGTACAAGTAGTATGCGCTCGTCTCCGATATGTAAGAAGAACTCCAATAGCGGCCGACCGAACCACGGTTGTAGAGCGACGTACCATCGTAGTGGCCTGACGCCGGGAAGAAAATAGAGTTGCCGTTGATGCGAGATGTAAAGCGACGACCAGCCACACCATCCTCATCAGTCCACTCGGAGTCACAGTTGTTGTTAAGCTCAGTAAACTCGCCCATAGTTGGCAGACGACAGGGCGCACCCATGTTGTGGCGTGCCAAGTCGTAAGTGCCGTTTACGGGGATGTTACCTGTCAGTGCCGCACCTGGGGTCTGTGCATACACGGCATCGCTGAAGTCGTAGCCACTGCCCTCGGCGTGGCCTTCGACGTTACCCCATGAAAAGTAGAGTCCGTGCTCATACGGAGTAGATGCACCAACATTGTGCTCGCACCAGAGCAGACCTGAAGGCAGGGCGAGGTCTACGAAGCCTGTGGGGGCTGCGGCGGTCTGCGAGAGAATGCCGATCACATTAAACTGGGTGCCGTCGTAGTACATCACCAGGATGGTGTTGTTGTGCACCTTACCCATAGGCATTGCGTTGCCGTAGAGTTTGATGGCCTTCGCTGCCGAGCCGTTCACGCTGAGCGTGGGCGACGAGGCGGTGAAAGCGTTCACAAAGTTGACGGCGATGATGCCGCCTGGGGTCAGTACGGTGTTAGCCATCGATACCGTCTTGGCTGCTGTTGCGCCAGCGGTCTCGCACTCGCCGTAACCAAAGCCGAGGGGTGCGGTGCTACCCGTAGTCACCAGCGGCTGGATTTTGTTCAGAATCGCCTGAAGTTGGGCGTCGGTCTGAACGATGTCAAATGTTCCGTTTGCCATAATTCTTAAATATTTAAGGGTTATACTAATTGTTTGCTATTCTCACGAGATTACCGCTGGCGGTGCATACGATGTGATCCTGTGCTGTGACCATCAGGCGTTTCGTTGTCGCCAGCTGTGTAACCAACACCGTCACCTTCATCGAGTTGTCGAGTGTGCGGATGGTGTTGCCGCTCGCGGTGCGTATCTGGTTGCCGCTTGCCGTGGCTACGTCGTGGCGTATCGCTCCGTCGCCGACCACAAAGGTCACCCTCTGCTGACGGTCGTGGTAGATGCAATCCGTGGACGAGGTTACTGCCACGGTCTGATTGCCCTGTGCGCTTGTGAGCGTCAGGACAATACTTCCGTCGCCGTCGTTCCAAGGTATGCTTATTTGTGCCATTATTCAACACTCCAGTTGGTGTTAGAGGTAACGGTGAACGATGCGGAGGTCTGAGCCGATGCAGCATTCCAATCGAGCTGTACGCTTGATGGAGATACACTGAGAGTAGGATCGCCTGCGGCCTGAGTGATGGTACATGTGGCGGTGTTGCCAGCATTGTCGGTCACGATAAGCTGCACGGTGCGAGCCGCGATTGTTGGGTTGGCTGCCACGTTGCTGAACGCTATCGAGAATGGGAACTCAGCCGAGGCACCTGGGTCGCCGCTGATGGCCGCGCCGTTCTGGGTGTTCACGCTGTTGGCCGTGTAGCTACTGGGCAATGTCAGCGGCAGACTGCCACCCGATGCCAGAGCAAATGTCAGCTTGCTCGAGTTCGTTGTTCCGGTGATGGTGAGGGTGGTCACACCTCCCTTTTCCACACTCTTCGTGCTCTCGATGGTCACAAACTCGGGTTTACCGGCCTGTGTCACAGCGCGAACCACATCTTCGCAGTTGGCTGCCTTGAATGTCATGTTTGTACTGCGGGCGTTTCGCCCTGTGTTGTCGGCTCCGGCGGTCACGTTTACGGTGTCGTTGCCGCTGCCTGATGTCTTGCTCGGTACGAGCCATTGTGCGTATGCCATAATCTTAATTTATTTAATTTGCCATTCTAATTCTGTCGAGGTCTTGATGGTGTAGTCGATGCCCACCTGTGGAGTGAGCCATACCAGCTCCTGCGGTTGCTCGGGCAGCACGCGAATCCATGACAGCAGTCCCGATTCCCGCGTGCGTTCGGCGGCTGCTGCCAGGGGACAGGTACGTGGCAGACCGCTGCCATGTACCTGTCCCCTGGCAGCAGCTGTCCCCTGGCATGGCTGGCTGACGATTGCTCGTCCGCTAATACCACCTATTATCGTCGCACTACCCTTCATCCTCTCACGCTTATATGTGGGTTAATATTTACCACCTCCTTGCGATAGCCGCTCGGGTAGTCGGTGTCGGGTATCTGTACAGTGAGTTTCAGCAGATACGAACCCACGCCCAGCTCCTCGGTATCAACCAGCACCACGTAGCTCTTGCCATCCTCGATGGGGATGCAGTCGGCCTTCTCAAATGCCACCTCGTCGTCCTTCTGCATCGTGTTATACACTTTGCCGCTGAAGTCGATGTCGGCGAGTATCAGATCGTCAGGAAGGTCTACGGTGAAGGCGATCTTCACATCGCTGCCCAGGGTTACAACCTCCACAGGTGCCACATCAGCTGCATCGGCCAGTCGCATGTATGGCTTCAGCTTAAAGTCGAAGGCATAGGGCACTGCGTACATCTGCTGCGAGTCGGCAGCCGTGCCGTGCTGATAACTCAGGGCGACCAGCATCAGCGATGCCTCGCGCACGGGTGCCGGAATATCGCCGTAGTTGTCGATAAAGTCGTCATACGTGCGTCGACAAGTCTCCAGAATCACGTCTTCGGCACTCTCGCCGAATCGTGTCAGCTGGGCGTCCTCGTCGGTAAAGTCGTGCTCGATACGCAGCTGATCTTTGATTTCGTTAAGTGTTAACCATTTCATATCTCGTTTGATTTTTTAATTCTACAAATCGGCCGAGAAGGTGTCGGGGGTTTACCGTTGGCGGATGGGCACAAAAAAAAAGGGGAGCCCGCTGGCTCCCCGAAAATAACCTTAATTACTAAAAACCTAATATTACTACTACTATTAACCTAAAACTATAAATATTACTACTAACGTTCTATCACTCTGCAAACCTTGCGGCCTCCCAGATGCGACGGCTCACGAGTCCGCCAATCTTCCTGCCGTCGGCGTTAACCCAGCGCAGAAATTGTTCTTGGATTTCCCATGTGGCCTTGCCGCATTCTATGTATTTCTTCAGCGTGCTCGAGTTCCAGTTGGCCTCGCCGCAGTTGTAGATGAAATCCACGATGGCGTCGAACTTGCCCTGGCTGCCGCCGATATGTTTCGTTTTGTTGGCCACGTCCTCATACTTCACAAGGTCTTCTTTCAGGAACTGCTCAGCCTGGTATGGTGTGATCTTGTCGCCCGGCTTCACATCCTTGGTGTGGCCGTAGCCTATGGTCCACACCCCTGCGGGGCACTTGTATGCGGTGAGCGAGCATCCCTCGCTCTTCTTCAAAAAGTCGATTAATCTCTGACTCGATTTCATAATTCGTTATTTGGTTCTATTTCGTTCTGGCGTGTACCCACATTCTGAAGATCGTTATCGAGAATCGAAGCATCGACATCAAAGTGCCTCGCTGTCTTGTCGATGAGCACCTTGGCCAACAGCTTCCACACTCTCGCATGTTTATCGCCCGGCAGTCGGCAGCTGGCCTTGTTTTCGGCGATACTCAGCATCTGCTCGGCGCATACCACTCCGGCTGCGATGTAGCTGATAGGCACCGAGATGTGCACGAATACCCACCGTTCCACACAATATGCCAGTAGGATGATGACAAATCGCTCGGTGAGGGTGGGGATTACCTGCCGGAACTTGTACGACATAAACTTGGCCTTTTCACGCTTACGCTTGGGGTACATCACATGCACACGCTTGTCGAGCTCGT